ACACCGTCCAGTCGCCGATCGCGCCTGCACGGTGGCCGTCGAGCGCCGAAGTGATCCGCTGGTATTCATCGCTCCAGCCGTGAAGGACACGCGTCGGCCCGTTCTGGTAGCCGGCAAGGGTGAAGCGCTGGTTGAATTCGGGAGGCAGGACAGCGACGCTGAAGTTGTTGCGGAAAGCCACCCGGCGGAAGGACGGTTGATCTTTCGACGGCGGGTCGAACGGCACGAGAGCGTCGTACTCCACGAGCCAATCGTCGAGGAAGCGCAACGCCTCGGCGCGGTACGCAACGACGCCGGTGTTGAACTCGGGGAAGGCGTCGGGTACGTCTTCGAGAGGAAGAGTGATTCTGTTCGGTGCGTGTGCGGCGGCGACGTCGAAGCGTTCGAGGAGACCGAAGACGCTGTCAAGCGAGGCTGCCACGTAGGTGTCGACGTCGAGCATGATCGTTCGGTCGAACTGCGATTCGCGCATGGCTGTGATCTTCGCCCGGTACCCATCTGGTTCGTCCGGGCTCGCCACATGGATCGCGACGGACGGCATGACCTGGCGGAGCGAAGCGGCGGCATTCTCAGCGGCCGCGACGTAGTGGTCTCCCACAGCCACGTAGAGCACACCCTCCGTCATCGGCCGCGAGTATCTCAGACGGCGGGACGGTAATCGAGTCTCGGGTTCGCCCGTCGCCCGTCGCCCGTCCCGGCTGACCGCTGATCCACCCCTTTCTGATCCCCCAACCACTTCTCGCCCAGGAGGCCACGAAATGACCGACACTGCGACGGCGGTCGCGGATCTCGACGTGCCGGAGCTGCTCTCGGCAATCGTTCCGTTGACCCACGTAGATGTCCGCGACCCCTCAGGGAACGGCGACGGCACTTGGACGATGAGCGGCTACGCGGCCGTGTTCAACCAACAGGCCGTTTACCTGGACTCGAAGTGGCTCCGGATCATCCTCGAGATCGACCCCGCCGCCTTCGACGGCGTTCTCCAGACGCAGGGCTTGCAGTCGGCTTCGGGTGTCGTTCACTTCAATCTCGGGCACGACATGAACCGCGCGGTCGCTGCCACGAACGTCGCTGCCGGCCAGCCGGGGTCGCTTCAGCTGTCCTCAGACGCTCATGGCCTCCGCTATTTCGCGAAGGTGTCGAAGGATGACCCGGACGGTGTCGCTCTCGCGACGAAGATGCGCGACGGCGTCATCGCGCAGGCGTCGATGGCGTTCGTCTGTGCACGCGACGAGATCACCGAGACCATGACCGAAGACGGCCCCGACATCATGCTGCGCCGCATCCTCGAGGTCGGCGCGCTCTACGACGTCTGTGCCTGCCCGCAGGGCGTGTTCTCGCAGACGGTCTCTCAGCTTCAGCAGTTCGCTGCTGGATACCACGGTCACGGCGACGCGTTCGCGTCGCAGGGCCACCCGCGTCAGCCCGCCGATGGTGGGGGCGCGTCGCTCGTCAACTCGGAGGCATCCGAGGGCGGCGTGGCAAGGCGGAACGAAGAGCTCGCACGGATGCATCGCGAGCTCGCCGACCTCCGCAGATAGCCACCATTCACAAAAGGAGTCATCCAGCATGGATGCGAAACTGAAAGGTCTCGTTGAGACCTACAACGCCGCCTGCGACACCGTCGAGGCCGCGATCGGCGAGCGCGAGGCGCTCGCCGCGGACGCGAGCGAAGAGAACGTCCAGCTCGCCCGCGAGACGTACGAGTCGGCCAAGACGGATGCCGCCTCCGCGAAGGCCGCGAAGGAGGAGTACGAGTCGATCGTCTCCGCCCGCGCGACATTCACGAAGGTCGAGGTGCCCGCCGACGAGAAGACCGAGCTGTCGGTGAAGGTCAACGAGCCCGACCTGTACCGCCTCGGCGGCCAGCATCGGTTCCTCGACGACCTCTTCGCGTCGCACATCAAGCGCGATCCGCTCGCTGCGGCTCGCCTCGGCGCCCACCAGGCCGTCGAGGTCGAGAAGTACGCCGTCGGCACCGCGACGCTCGGCGGGATCATCCCGCCGCAGTACCTCGTCGGCATGTACGCGAAGGCGTCCCGGAACGGCCGCGTCTACGCGGACTCCGTCAACCGCGACGATCCGCTGCCCGACGAAGGCATGTCCCTGATCGTCCCGCGTCTGACGACGGCGACGGCGGCGGGCGTGCAGGCGTCGGAGTCGGCGACGCTGACGACGCAGGACCCGGCCGAGACCGACCTCACCGTGCCGGTGCGGACGCTCGGCGGCTACATCCCGGTGTCCCGTCAGACGCTCGAGCGGGCTTCGTACTCGGAGGCGATCCTCTTCGAGGATCTCGTCGCCCGGTACTTCGCAGCACTCGACGTCGACGCGATCAACGGGTCAGGCTCGTCCGGGCACATGCTCGGCGTTCTGCAGACGTCCGGGATCTCCGCGTCCACCTCGTCGACGGCCACCGTCGCCGGCGTGTGGCCGAAGATCGCCGACGTCATCCAGCAGATCAACACCGCGGTTGGCGGTCTCGGCTTCTACGCCGACAAGATCGTCATGCACCCGCGTCGGTGGGGCTTCTTCGAGGCCGCGCTCGACTCGAGCAACCGCCCGGTGTTCGGCATCACCGGCACCGACAACTACGCGCCGGCCGCCGAAGGCGAAGCCTCCGGCTACGGCGCCGTCGGCCGGATGCACGGCCTGCCCGTGTTCATCGACGCGAACATCCCGACGAACCTCGGCTCCGGCACGAACGAGGATCGCATCATCGTCGAGGCGTCGCGTGTCGTCCATCTGTGGGAGCGCAAGAACGACCCGGTCTCGCTCGCGTTCGAGCAGCAGGCCGGAACGTCTCTGCAGGTGCAGCTCGTCGCGTACGGGTACGCAGCCTTCACGGCTGGCCGCTACCCGGCCGCGTCTGGCGTCGTCTCCGGCGCCGGGCTCGTCGCTCCGACCTTCTAGGACGGGACGTGACGAACGGGCGGGGCGGCTTCTGCTGCCCCGCCCGGCCCTCCCAATACTGAAGGAGCGTTCCCGTTGGACGAGTTTCCGTCTGCCTGGCACCGCCAAGCGCACATTGACGCGCTCGAGCGCGAGCTCGAAGGGTGCCGCCGCCGCGCCGCCGAGGCCGAAGACCTGATGAAGAGTTGCCAGCAGGGCGAGCAGATCGTCGTCGCCGAGCTCGCGCGCCTCAGGCCAAAAACACCTGCCAAGCCGCCGGCGAAGAAGAAGGTGACCTGATGCCGTTGCAGATGGACTACGTGGCCGCGGAGGTTTTGAAGGAGACGCTTGAGCTCGCAGGCTCCTCGTTCGCTGATGCCGACGTCCAGGCTGCGGTTTCGGCCGCTTCACAGTGGATCGACCAGTCGTGCGGTCGGAGCTTCGGCCAGGACGACACCTCCGATGTCGTTCGCAAGTTCATCCCGGTGAACGGCGGCTACGCCCTGATCGACGATCTGTGCGAGTTCGATTCGCTCGTCGATCAGTCCGGCAGCGCCTGGACGATCGAACAGGACTTCTTCTTGGAGCCGATCAACGCCGCAGCAGACGGCTGGCCCTACACGGCGATCCGTTCGATCGGGAAGCCGTTCGTCTTCCCGATGTCGTCGATGCAGCAGGGCTGGGCTGGATTCGACGGACGTATCGCGGTCACCGGGAAATGGGGATGGCCGGCTGTCCCGGCGCCAATCGTGGAAGCAACCTCGATCCTCGCCGGCAGACTGTTGAATCGATCACGGACGCCGAACGCGATCGCCGCGATGGGGCTCGACGGAACAGGTGTGAGGATCCCCCGTGTCGATCCTGATGTGCAGGCAATGATCGGCCCGTTCACCCGCATGTTCATCGCGTGAAGATCGTCGCGCTTCTCTCCTGGTGGAACGAAAACCCCGCGTGGCTGACGCGGTGCGTCACCCCGCTCGGCCGTTTCGTCGACCATCTCGTTGCCGTCGATGGCGCATACGAACACGTCTCCGGAAGCCACGAGCACGCCCGCTCGAGCGGCGACCAGGCAGACGCAATCGTCGCAGCCTGCGACGGAACCGGTCTCGCGCTCACCCTTCATCGTCCTACCGAACCTTGGATCGGCGACGAAGTCGCGAAACGGACATTCATGTTCCAGGCGGCAGCGCTGTTGACCGAGCCCGGCGACTGGCTCTTCGTGGTCGACGCAGACGAGTTCGTGCAAGAGGTGCCGGCGAGCATCCGCTCCCAGCTTGAGCAGGCGACCGAAGACGGATTCGAGGTTGGTCAGATCGACATGGCCAGCCCGCCGCCGGCGCGCGGCGTCGACCTCTCCCGCCGGTTCTTTCTCGCTGACCCCTCTTTTCGGGTTGAGGGGCGTCACTTTCACTATGTCGCCGGCCCGACGACAAGCCCGAGGCTCCTGTGGGGCGACGGATCCGATCCACGGCTTCTCCCCGCGGTGCACATCGAGGGGTTCAGGTCGGAGCACTGGACGGCGAAGCGGCATCCCTACCGTCGGCAGGCCCAACTCGACTACTACGCGCGGAGGAAAAAGTTGAGGCTCGAACACGATGTATGACCTCGACGCGATCGCCGACGGGATCGTTGCGAACCTGCAGCCGTTGCTGATCGAAAACGGCGGCCCGTTGGGACAGATACAGCCGTTTGCGGTCAACCCCACTCCGCCGTGCGCGTTCGTCGTCGACGGTGCGATCGAGTACGACCTTGCGCTCGGGCGCGGTGCCGACAGAATCATGCTGCAGGTGATCGTCCAAGTCGGGTTGACGACCGAACGCGGCGCCCAGGAAAAGCTTCGCGCGCTTCGCTCCTCAGGAGCTGTCAAGGCGGCGATCGAATCCGACGAGACGCTCGGCGGCTCGTGCGACACATGTCGTGTCACCGACTCGGGCGAACCGGAACTGTACGGCCGCCAGGGCGGCTCTGCCGCCCTCGGATGCGCCTACACGGTCGAAGTGATCGCCAACCCCTCCTGAGCCTGCGGGACTGGACGGGAAAAGCCGCCAACACCAAGAGAAGAGGGAACCGATGCGCAAATACCGCGTGAGCGGCAATCGCGAGGTGCTCGGGCATCTGCCTGGCGAAGAGTTCACCGCCGACATCCCAGACGTGCAGGAACAGCGGCTCGTCAAGGGCGGCCACATCGAACCGGTAAGCAGGCCAAAACGCCAGCCGACCGTAGACCAGCCGGACGACCGTGCCGGCGAACCCGATCAAGACAAGGAGTAACCCGGCATGGGCAAGCAAATCATCCAGTTCGAAAAGGTGATGGTGAACGACGTCGACCTCACCGACCACATCGACACGCTCCAGGTGTCTGAGAAGTGGGACGACAACGACGTCTCGTCGCTCGGTGCGCTCGCGCACGAGCATCTCCTCGGCCTCGCCGACCCGCAGATCACCCTGAACTTCTTCCAGGACTTCGACGCGGCATCGGTGCACGCGACGCTCGGTCCGCTCGCCGGATCGAACGCGCCGTTCCCGATCGTCATCACGACCGACAGCCGAGTCTCGGTGTCCGCGACGAACCCGAAGTTCACGATGCAGGCGGTCATGCCGAACTACGACGTCCTGAACGGCAAGGTCGGGGCTCCGTCGCAGACGTCGGTGACGTTCATGAACGCCGACCCGTCCGGCATCACCGAAGCCGACTCCTAGACTTCGGGCCGTGAACGAGCTCGTCGCGATCGAAACTGCACGACGCCTCGCAACACTCGGCGTCGTCGTCAGGTCAGCCGAGCTGCAAGAGATACAGGACGCTCACGCCCGGTTTGCCGCCAACGGCGGCAACCGGGCGATGCGTCGCGCCCGGGGGGCCCGCGGAAGGAAACGTCGGTGACGGTAGATATCCGCATCGACGGCCTCCAGCAGCTGCTCGAGAAGGAGCGGACCGTTGGCGCGAAAACCGAAGGTCTCCTCACTGAGCATCTTCTCGTTCTCGGCGACAGGATCGCCGAAGACGTAAGCAGCCGCTATATCGACTACAGCGCCGCAGGCGCGCAGGGTGTCGAAGCGAAAGTCTTCACCTCCGG